TCCCCCCACCGCTCACCGTCCCGCCCAGCGTGTGTGCCGGGAGCGTCCAGGTAGCTGCCGCAGTCCATGTGCCGCCGACTGATGCGGCCGTGTTGATAGTCGGCGTGGTCAGCGTCGGGCTTGTAGCAAAGACTAGCCCGCCACCGCTACCTGTTTTGTCAGGGACGGCGGCCAGCAGGTTTGCTGATGTTGGCGTGGCAAGAAATGCTTTCAGCGTGCTGGAAATATGCGGATTGCCAGCGTTGCTGTAAGTGATTGCAAGCCCTTCGTCAACCTCGACCTCGTTACCGCCCCAGGACATTGACGGGCCAATGCTGCCCTGCGCGCCAGTTGCCCCCGTTGCTCCAGCAGACTTGACCGTGCCAGTATTGTTGATCGTCTGCCATCCGCTGCCGTGGGTGTAGGTCAGTCGGTCTCCTGGCGCCAACGACACCTTGACCAGGTTATAGGTGCCGCTGCCGTTGTAAAACCTTACCGTGACCGCTTGCGTGATCTGATCGACGTTCGAGATATGGATAAAATCGACATCGCGAACCGCACCAGTCGCCGGAGACGTGACGATCACAATAGCCGTCGTGCCGGTGAAATTCTGTGCCAGCGAACCGCCCAGGTACTGGCCTGTTGAAAGGTCAGACCAGCTTGTTACGCATGTCGGATCAACGGTGTTGGCGGCAAAGTCGCAAACGGCCTCGATGCGGGAGACGGAGTTTAGGCGAATCATCAGACAATGCCGATCTCGCCCTCGCCCTCAAGCGTCAGCGCAGTGGTCGTGCCAGCGCCGCCGACCAGGAAATCTGCCGGATCAAGACGCAGCGCGCCGTACCAATCGACGTAACTGTTGGCAGGAACGGATTGCCCGGTCCCCATGAATTCGGTGCCGGCCGCGTTCGCTCCTGTCGCGCCAATCCACAGCGAAAAAGTAGCCGCGCTGGCAGTTTTGTTGGCGATGCGAATATGCCGAATCAGGATATAGGTCTGCGTGTTGCTCGTTCCGCCAGCCGACACACCGCCCGTCAGCGTCTGCGGGTTCAGAATGTTGGTCGTCAAAGTCGTGGTCAGCGCCACCGGACCGATGCGAATATTCTTGTTTGCTGCCATTTTGTGATGCTCCTAAAAGTTAGCCGTGCGCCGCCGCAAAGGCCAGAATCCAAGTGCTTGGTGCTGGCGTCGAAGCATATCCGCCGTCGCCGTCCATACCATCCATACCATCCATGCCGGGCGGACCTGCTCGCCCTGCTGCGCCAGAGACACCAGCCAGACCCATCGGACCGGGCCATCCGTCTTGCCCGTCCATCCCGTCTTGTGCTGTGAGGCTTTGCGTGATGTAGTTGTTGATCGTCCCGCCACCGCCGCCAGATGCAGCAAACGTGATGTCTGGATATGTTCCGGTCAGCGTGACGTTTGCCCCGGCAATCGGGTTGAATTGCTCAGGAACTCCGCGCAAAGATTTCCACAGCAAATATACCCACTGATCAAACCTGGCGTCTCCTTTTTCTGGCGGTTGCGGCACAATCACAGCCACGACTCACCCCCGAGAAAAACGCCATGCACGATGCCGAATGGTGGGAATACAAGCTGATTTCGATGGCTGTCTGTTTCGTCATCGCCGTGGGCTGCCATGTGCTTTACACGATCCTGACCAATGGCCGATCTCTTGAGGAAGATGCTCGGTGGTATGCCCAGCAGCGCAAGGAAGAAGCGGCGCGCAAGAAGGCGGAACGCCGCAGATAGCTTCATCGCGTCGAAGCCTCGGCGCCCGCACTGCCTATCAGCAGCAGTTCGTTGAGCATGGCATTGCGTGATGGCGGCATAGGTGCTGGCGCTGTCGGAACGGTGGCTTGCATGGCCTTGCGCACGTCCCCAGCGTTTCGCGTGGCCTGCGCCGCATTGCGAGCAGCGCCGACGACTGAGCGCATAAGTCCGGGCATCGGAATGGCATTGACGAAGTTCGCAACAGCGCTGCCGGTATTCGAGAAATTGACTGCAGACCCTGCAGGCGGTGACTCCATGTAAGCGCCGACTCGGCCGACTGTGCGCAGAGTGCTGATTTCCTCAGGCGAGAAAAACGCCTGCAGCCGTGCTGTGCCGATCTGCCGCATGCGAGCGTTGAACCGCTCCTGCGAAAACGGCTTATCGCCTGAGACATTCTCGCCAAACCCTGCGCGCCGCAGTTCTGCGCCGATCTGCTGGCGCGCTTGATTGTAGGATTCTGGCGCTTCTTTCTTGAGCAAATCGGCCATCGCGCGCAGTTCTTTGACATCGCCGTTGAGCACAAACTTTTTCACAAAGTCGTCTGGCGGAACCGTTCCGTCTGCTGCCGCCTTGAGCGCTGGAATCGAGCGATGCAGGCCAAAGCGTTCGGCAGCCATCTGGCGAGCGCCGGAGAATGCGGTCAGGGCATCGGCCCCGGTAGAGGATGCTGGCTGCGCGCCTTGCAGGGCATTGCGCACCTGGTTGATAGCCATGCGCTTGGCTTTTTTCGCATCCCGAGCAGCGGCAGACAGCACGCTGTCAATCTGCACGGCGGTATTGACGTTCAGCGGCACCGTGCCGGTAGATACGTCGTTCAGCAGTTTGCGAATCTGCGCGGGCAGGTAATGCCCAAGCTGGCCGGCGTCAAGCGCGTCGTTTGCCGCCTTGACGAATCCGACGTGATCCAGATCGACGTAGCGCCCTGACTCGTTGCGAGCGGCATTGTATGCCTGATCTACGGCACCCTTTGCCCGTGCGTCAAACGCGCCGAGATCTTTGGCCAGTCTAGCGCCCGCGCCGTATGCCTCATCTGCATTCTGCGCAAACCCGCCAAGTGCACGATTCAGTCCCTCAGTCTGCCCGCTCAGTCGCGCCGCTATCGGCTCTCCGGCCCCGGCAATGCCGCGCAAATTCCGCTCGCGTGCAAACTGCATCGGATCGCGCGTGATCTGACCGAGTAGCGGCTGCAGTCCAAGCGCCTCGAAGTCCGCCTTGCGCAGCGCCGCCGCCGTGTCGATTGTCGTATTGTTCGCCAGCGCATGCTCTGCCTGCGAGCGCAACTGATACAGCACGGATTGAGGAATCTCGTCAATCGTCTGGCCCGCCTCTGCTGCTGCCTGCGCAATGGCTGCGTCAGCGGCATGTGACCCTGGAGGAACTTGGATAGCCGGGCCCCATCCGCCTGGAGGTGTGCCGGTAGGCGGCGGTGGCGTGCCGCGACCGTTCCACATCTGCGACACCTTCTGTCCCACAGCGCCAGCGACTGGCGCCAGTACGGCGCCAGCAAGACCGCCAACGGCACCCTCTTGCAGTTTCTTGGACCAAAAATCCTGAGCGTCTTTTTCCGGCACAAGCGCGGCACCGACCGCGCCAGCAGCAGCGCCAGCAAATCCTTGCCCGACACGTGTAGCCGCCATCGGCACGCGCGCAGCAGCGATCACGTTTGACGGCGCCGCGACGTTACCGACGAGGCGAGCAGCATCAAATCCGCTGCGCCCTGCTGCCTGTCTCGCTGCTTCGTATTGCGCCTCGTTGCCAGCAATGCCCGCATTGACCGAATCGCCGACCAGCGACTGGACGCCTGGAAGGTTTGCGCCCATCTGCACCAGTCCCGCGACAGGATCGGCCATGCCCTGCATAACCCCGCCGATTGCCGACCCGCGAAGGTTGCCGTTAGCGCCGAACGTGTCTGACGCCCACTGCGCCGCCTTTTCCAGCAGGTTTCGGTTGTCGGCTGCAGGAGGCGCATCGGACAGCACAAAGCGTCCCGGCACTGATTGCTGCGGCGGCTCGTCGGAGAGGATGAATTTCGGCATCAGTTGCCCCACATAACCCATTTCCCACCAACAGATTGCAGCACGCGACCATCAGGCATGGTCAGATACTTGCCGGGATGATCTGAGGCTTTCGGCATGCGATCAAGCTCAGACACCGGTTGGCGCGCGGCAAGCTCGGTCTGCGCCTGTGACATGGCTTTCGACCCCGCCTCGGCGCGCAATCCGGCGATGGTTTGCTGCCGGTTGGCATTTTTTTGCGCAATAGATGCCGGCTCGTCTCCGGGCTGCGGGAAGTACTGCTTGCGCGCGTTGTCGAATTCTTCCGGAAGGATCACCGCGCCAGACTCGCGCCTCAGGACGGCGTTGATGAAATTGCGCTGCGCCTGCTCGATTTGCTGCTGTTCGGGCGATTGCGTGAAATTCAGTGCCGTACCAAGCGCGCCGCCGACAAACGGCACCGCCTCTCCCATACGCTTGATCATTCCCGGCTGCACGGCGCCGTCTCTGCCAATGCTGTTGATGATCTTGTCGGCCTCTTCTGACCGCAAACCGAACGCCGCCGCCTTGCCTTGACCTTCCGTCAGCGGCTTGGCGACATCCTCAAGCCCAGGAATCTGCACGGCCCGCGTGCCATCTTCAGACCACGCATACCCCGGCGGCAATGACGGACGCTTGCCCATTTGTGCCGCTCGCTGCTTCTCCTGGATGTCGAGCGCGCCAGATTGGATGGCTTGCTGAGCAGCCATCAGCTTGAGGTTTTCCAACTGTCTCTGCCGACTCGCTGCGCCATCCACGCCAAAATCCACGCGCTTACCGTTGATGATCGCTGCCAGCGGATCGCCTTTGATGCGATACCCACGGCCATACCCGGCAATCTCGATTGGATTGGCATAGTCTGCCTGATACGATGCGCCGGGCGCTTGCGACTGGAACGAGTAGGTTGCCCCGGTGTCGTTGTTGCGCAGCGTGTTGTCCGGCAATGCGGGTCCTGCTGGCGCCTGTTGCCCTGCCGAAACGAGATCACGAATCGTCATCAGGCGTGCAATGCGATCCTCTGGCATCACTTCTACCATGTGCTCGTTCTCCCCGGGTTAAGGTATCCCGTTCGCACGGCATTGGTGGCCGCCAGTTCGTTCGTTGCCAGTTTGTCCCGGTTGCCTGCTATCAGCGCACTCAGCGCCGTGCCCGTGCGATTTTGCCAGTCTGACGCGGCATTGGACTGCTCCTGATTGGCAAGCCCCATGCGGCCCAAGTTGTATTGGTTCTGCTGCCCGGTCAGCGCGCCGAGCCTGCTGATCTCGTTGCCGTATTCCTGACTGGCTGCGCCTTGGCCATAGTTCGTCAGCGCCGCGAGCGTGTTGCCGCTGCGCAGCATGCCCTTGGCTGCCGCCGAACGTTCAAGCGCCTGCTGGCCCTCATTGAACCGGAAACGATAAGCGTTCGTATTCGCTATCGCATCCGGGTTGCTCATCAGCTCCTGCAGGCGCTGCTCATACGGATTTGTCAGCGGCACAGTGCTGGCGCCGCCTGACTGCTGTCGCTCGCCGAGCAGCGCCTTCAGTTGCCCGACGTAATCGGTATTGCCGCCGATGGTCGCCGGATTCGATACCTGCTGCGCCATGCCCTGCGCCTGCAGATTGCTGGCTAGCATGCCCGCTGGCATGGTCTGCGTGATGCCGTTGATCATGCGCCGGTAGTTGCCGTCTGGCTGCAACTCCCATCCGCCTGACCCTGCTTGCGACAAGCCCGGATTGTCTCGCATCAGCCTGTCCTGCATCAGTTGCCGCTGCCAGTCGGCCTCGCGCTGCAGTTGCGCCGAGTAGTCTGCCGTGCTCATTGTGTATCCCTCATCATCAGCCCTTTGCAACATCCAATTCGAGCGCGGCCACCTGCACAGCAGATTCGCCGACGTGCATCAGCTCAAAGCTTCTCCGGCGAAACGACCCGCACCGACGCAGCCGTGCATTCTCGGCGCCGAGATCCACCGGCCTGCACTTGGAGTTCGTCACGTAGTCGTCATCGGACCACCGCACCATTGCAGTGCCGCCCTGCTTGAGTCCGACGACGCGCAGCGATGCCAGCGATTTCGGCTGCTCGTCGCCGTTGTCAAGCTTGCCGGTGCGCGCGCGGAAGAAGATCGGCGCCCCGTTGTCTAGCGTCTCGTCTGCAGAAATCTCGCACAGTTCGCCGGTTGTTTCGTGCAACACCAGATCACGCCCGGAAGCGGCCACGTAGCGAGAATATTTGAAGTAGCTCTCGTCGTAGCCAGTGGCGACAATCGTGCCCGTTGCTGGGCTTGTCGTGGCTGCCGGCACGTCAAAAGCGAGCGTGTTGGCGGTCAAGTAGCGCACCTGATGCAAACCGTTGTAGGCACTCTGATCGGCCCCGGAGATCACGACAGGATCGCCGTCTGACCGTCCGTGCGCCGTCCATGTGATCGTCGCCACGCCGCCAGTTTGCGCAATAGTGCATGACGCTGGCGCGCGCGCAGTCAGGCTAGTCCATCGCGCCCAGGTGCCGCTGGTGGCGTCATACGCCAGCGTTACGCCGGTATCGCGCAGGCCCAGGACGTAGAAGCTATGCCCGGCGATCTTGACGCCATACGAATACACGTCATCGAGCGCGTCGGCAGCGAGGATGCGATCCACATCCGGCGTGCTGATTTTGGTCTGCTCAAGCCCTGCCATGCGATGCACTGCCGGCCCTTGCTGGCGCGCGCGGCTTACCCAATAGATCGTTTCGTCAAGCGCTGCGACCGATTCTCCGGACGCGCAGCCGACCAGCGTAAAGGCGCTGAGCACTGGTTCAAGCGGAGAGCCTGGAGAGTTCGCGTTATTGTAGAAAAACTCAGTGCTCCACTCTTTGAGCGCAATCACGTAGCTCTGCGATTTTGCCAGTGCCACGCCTGCGCCCGGCTCTTTCTCTGCCGTGATAATGTCGAGAGCATCCCACGTCGTAGGATCGTTCAGTGCCGAATTGTAAATCACGGCATTGGTGTCCATCACGAAGAAGTACGAATCGAGATAGACAATACCCGGAACAGTCGTGCGCCCACACTTGATTGTAATCGTCCCGGTCGCCGGAGTTGCCGGAGTGCCGGTGACGGTGTATGTAAAGTGCGTTGAGTCCGTGACGCTGATCACAAAATCGCCGTTGTATTCCGTCTCTGCTGCGCCCGCCACGGTTGCCGTTGCGCCAGATTCCCAATTGACCGCAGACGGCAGCGTGACCGTGGCAGTCGAACCGGACCGCGTGATGCTCGTCGGCGTCACCGTGCTCCAGCCCGGATAATCAGCGTCTGTTATTTTCGTCAGCACGTTATTCTCGAAGTTTAAAGCATCATACGCCGATTTGAAAAATACGCCAGTCAGTGACTCAGCAGCATTATATTGCATCATGTCGAATGGCTGGCCGGCTACTGTGACGGATAATGCGTAAGTCGTCATAGTTCGACCCAATAATCCATTGACTTGCTGCCGGTATCCGGAGAACCTGTTTTTTGTTTCACTTACGCAACTCTAATGATTGAAAATACCATTCCACTAAACACAGCGTCTTCGCAGTTTCCCCAAGCTGGAGCCGTTGGCGATGAAGGATAAAAAGTAGTTTGAATGTCGTACTTTTGCATTGCTGCTACAGCAGCAACCCCACAAACAGTTATTGGATATCCGTCATAAACGTATCCTGGGTTTACAGTGTCATTATAATAATATAACTGAATGCTATTTTCATCTACATACGTATCGTCAAACCTGTACGCAAATGGCAAATATACGATATCTTTTATCCAATCAGCATAACCATAAGATTCATTAAGATCTAGCCTATACTCTGCCCTAATCCCAGGGCAAGTGGTCGGAAGAGAGTCAATTGCCTGCCTTATACAAGCTTTTCTTGACGCAGCAACAGCACTGGTTGTAACAACATTTGACACAGCAAAAGCATAAGTAATGTCTGTCCTTGCGTCCCAATAGTCTGGAGAATTCAGTTTCAGCGTAAGCAATTGATATGGGTCATATGCCCGATATCGCCTGCTGTCAGGAGGCGTCACGCTCCAGTAGTCATCCCCCGGCCCCGGCGATGTCGGCGGGTTATCGATCATGGCGTAATATCCGCTGACCAGATCGCCGATCAGCGACGACGCAGCAGGCACAGCGTCAAATGCGCTGAACGTATCGTCATAGATCAGATATGGCAGACTGCCGCCAGCGCCCTGAATCGGTGTCGTGTAATCGTATCCGGTCGTCACGCACCCCGGACGCTTGCGCACGCACGTTTCTTTTTTGGCCGGATATGCGCTGTTCTTTGCCGCCAGCGGTCCTGACTTGACCTCTACAAACGCATTCGTCAGTCGCGCGTCTTTGTCTGGCGCACCGATGCGCGCGCGCAGGTCCGTAGCCAGATCAAGGCGCATAGACCCAGGCTTCCTTGTTGCTTTTGATCATCAGCACGTCGCCGCTGGTTTGCGATGTCATCGGCAAATCGGCGTAGATCGGAGACATGGCGTCGGTGTCCGTAATGGCAAACGGCGATACCGTAATCGTTGATAGCTCGTCACCGGCAACGGATATCGCTTTGCCGGAGATGCTGGCGAGCAGTTGCCCGTCGCCAGCAGTAACCATGCCGAGTTCAGCGCACCCGGCCCGCTTGATCGCCGCAGAATCCTGCCCGACGATCTCCGCGAAGGCATTGGTCAGCAGCGCATCAGCATCAAGCGTGCCGTCGCGCGATTCAAGGTCGGCGGCTATCGGAAATCGCATGGTGCGTCAAACGTCCGCCAGGAAATCAGCATACGAGCACCCGCCACCGCCCGTTAGCGTCGTGTCGAAGCTTGCAAATGCTGGTTGGATGTTGCGTTGGATGTTGCGCGCCTTGATCAGGCCAATTGCCTCTGCAGCCGTGTTGATAACAATCGGAGACGGCTTTTTCCCGAATTCAGGAGCCAATTCGACGGCCAGCGCATACCGCAATGCCCGCTCGTATCCGGGTGGAAATGACAGCGACGTGGAAACGCTCGCCAGCGCGGTGAATGCCTCGTCATGAACCAGCGTGATGGTCATCGCAGCATCCGGCACCGGCACGACATACACCCGGCCGTCAGGGTATGCCGGATCGTAGTAAATGCCCGTTGGCATGGATGCTTGCAGCGTCTTGTTGGGCTCTGCAGCATATTGCGAATCGGTCAGGATATCCAGCGGGTAATCAATATCGTTGATCGTCACATAGGCGTCAGAAATGGCTGTCGGGCGCGCGCCGTCCCATTCCTCGCCGGCGCCGATAACATAGCTCGCCTGTGCTGCGACAGTGACATATGGCGAAAACTCGCGCCGATAGACCGCCAGGCCATGGATGCTCCAAGAGTCCAGCAGTTGATTGAGCACGGCGAGCGCATCGGTCTGCTCGTCAGTCGTCGGCGCCTCTCCGGATTCCACGGCCTCGATCAGGCGCATGGACCCGGTAATCAACTGCAGTGCGGTTGTCATTAGCTGAGCAGCACGACAGCGCGCGCAGGCGTCAGCAGGCCGTCATTGACAAGCTGCTCGATAACCGGAGTGGCTTCGGACATCGAGAACCCAACATCGGACGAAACCGGGATCAACGCGACGGACAGGCCTGCGGTCGATTCGGCATTCGCAAGTGCAGCAGCAAATATTCCCGCCTTTTCTTCCTGCGTCAGTTGCGCCGTGATCTCGCGTGCCACTTTGTAAACCTCTGGCGGGTAGTTGCGGTCAGAGCCGGTGCGCGCTTCCCACTGCGGCTCGCTGGAAAACCATCGGATATTACAAGATGGGTCGCCTCCGTCAGCGATGACGACGGCGCGGGCTTCGGCTTCGGTGTAGTAACGTGCGATGGTCATATTGTCCTCAGACAGTCAGCGGATTGAGTGCGGCAGCGGCCAGAAAGATGGCATTCCATGCCGCAGGAGTGGGAACGGGCGTCAGATTGCTGCGCAGCCCGGACGAAAACGGGTTATCACGGTCAATGATCTGCGTGTGCTTCCAGAAGCGCTGACGCTTGGCGGTGAGCAGCGCCACTGCGGTATCGATCTGCGTTTCGGTGATTCCAGCATCAGCGCAGGCCTGCACAAACTGCCACTTGGTCACGGTCGGTCGCGGATCAAACGTGACAACATCGGTGCCGGTATAGACTCTGATGATTTTCTCTGCCGGAATCACATGCACGTGCGCAGGATTGCCGGCAAGCACTGCGGCAGCGCGGGCGGATTCGGCGTCTGCTTCGCGGGTTGGCCCGGTAAATGTTAGTTTTGCCATTGACTATGCTCCGTAGGTAACTGATACGTCTGCGTGCAGCAAGATGGCGCAGGCGGCATTTGTGCTAATTTGCAGAGAGTACGAAAGGGTTCTATCTATCTTGGTATCGATTGCCGCATACTCGTTTGTCAAAAAACTCGCAGCAACCTGACCAACTCCAGGGTTAGCAAGTTGATGGCTGCACAGTTGCAAAGATTCGGACGCCTGATTGCGAACGGATACAATACTTTCTGAGTTTGGATTGGTGGTGAGTGTTCCAAAAAACGCCACCTGAGTCGAGTCCAGATAGATTCTGAACGTTTTGCTTGCCGTGATGTTTCCCATCATTCGAGAGTGTGCTTTTAACGTTCCGCTGGGTCCCATCGACCCGCCACGGAGCGTTAATCCGGTTGGCCCGGTAACCTCTGAGGTGGTTTGCGTCAGCCATCCGGACAGATTGACCGGGAAAGACGTAGGGGAAAAGTCTCGCGTCGGCCTGCCTGACACATACGTATCGGCATAGAGCACGCCGGCAGTGTCAGACGAGAAAACTGCCCAATACCATCCCGCCGGATAGGTTTTCCCGCCGAAGTTCGCCGGCATGTAACACCAGCAGCCCTTGAGAACATTCCACGCGCTGGTCATAATTGCCGCAGACAACGTAAATGCGCCTGCGCTGCCGGTGAATTGCAGTCCGGTTGTTGATCCATCTCCGGGAAGAATGACAAACGGCGTCCCAATCGCTGCGATCTGCTGCGGATAGGGATATGACGGCGCATCAAAAATCGTTGGCGCATCAGTCACCGAACAAAATCCAGCTTGCCACAGCGATTTGATCTCATCATCCGACGACGTGTAGGTTTGCCCAACAAGCAGCGGCCTGCCGTAGGTATCGCAGCGCCCCTCCTTGGTAATCGTGCATGTAGTGGTCATGCGTGATCCTCGAAAAACGGGGACCGAAGCCCCCGCTGTGGGTTACTGATACAGCGCGGCGATAGGGCCAACGTCGGCGGTGAAAGTCGTCGGCGGGGTGAAGCTTGCCGGGACTGTGCCGAAAGTGCCGGTTGCCGATTGCGTCATCTGGTTTCCGCCGTTCGCAGCAGCCCAGCGGCGAGTAGTTGCCGTCGTGCCGTTGCATTGAACAGCCACGAAATACCGGCCAGGAGTCAGAATCGGTTGCGTCAGGAACGCGATGGACTGGAACGCATTGGCGCCGGCAGACAACACGCCAGCCACGGCGCTGTTGGTAATCAGTACGCCGTTGGTGTCATACAGCGCGACCATCAGATTGTCCGTGCCGACAGTGGCGCCGTTCAGGACCTGGATGCCAGTCCATTGCGCAAGGTGCGGGACTTGAATCTCTGCTCGATACCACGTGCCAGCCACATGAACTGCCGATGTGCCGAGCGAGGCGAAAGCCAGGATCGGACCATTCGGCAGGATGCGCGGCCCTTGCGGAGACGACGGCGCGCCGAATCCGGCGATGTCTTGCGGCGACTTGTTTCCGCCGACGGTCGGGCTCAGAACTGTGGATCCAGTCGCTTGATAGGTCTGCGTCGGCTGGCCCGATGCGGCGTAGCCGATGCCCTGAGCAATCAGCGCGGTTTGCGTGTCATCCGGGACGATAATCGTAGCGCCAGCGGCATAACCTTGATAGGCCTTGTAGAGAGTAACAGCCATGTCGTCCCCCTTAGACGGTGTAGATTTTGGTGGACAGCTCGGGATAGGTCGCTGCCCATCCGAACAACACATCGAGACGCATCACCGACTCGTCGTTCTTGCCGTCGTAGTATTCAAGCACGCGGATGGTGTATCCGTTGTGCGTCTTCTGCGACACGCTGACCACGTTTTTGCTCGGCGGCGTCCAAAGCGGGGCCATCGCCAGCGTGAAAGCGTCTTTGTGGAACGCGACGTTGGTGCCGTAAGCCGTGCTGGCGGCGCCCAGGATGAGGAACGGGCTGCCGGTAGTCGGCGCCGCTGACACGTTCTGGAAAGCGCCGGTCAGGACGATGGCAGGACTGATCGGAATCGAAGTGGCGCCGGCCGCGAGGTCGGAAGTCACGACGAATTGCGCCAGGCTTCCGGTAGTCTTGCGAGTTTGCGGATTGACGGCGAAGCAGCCGGGGAAAGTCACAACAGTACCGCGCGTGATGGTTCCGCCCAGGCCAACGACCGTAATCGCTGCGCCGCTTTGTCCGGCGCCATTGACGTTTGTACCGGCGACGTTTTGCGTACCGTTGGTATGCACATCAACGTTTTGATCCATCGCCACATTCAGCCCGAGCGAATCGACCATCATGCCGGACTCATACTGCTGGCCGACTTTGCTGCCGGGGTTGTACAGTCCTGCCAGGCCCTGCAGCGCAGCGCCGTTGAGCTTCGGATTCATGATCAGCGCGCGCTTGCGGTCCTTGCGAGGCGCGCCGCGCTCATCGAGCAGCACGTTTGCATCGGTAATCACCTGCAGCGCGGTCGCTTGCGTGGTCGGCAGTGCCCCAGCCGGGTTGACAACGGCGTGCGATGCGTAATGAGCCAGCGCCAGCCCTTGCTCGTCAATCTGGTTTGCCACAGTTGCCAGCGCGGCGGTCAGCTTGTCCTCAAGCCTGGTCAGAGACAGCGTGCGCTCAAACGCAGTAAATGACAGATCGCAGCCGCCCTGGCTAAGCGTCAGCGGGACCGTGCTTTCCACGGTGGCTTGCGGCGACGCGACGCGACCGGCCCGGTACGTGTAGCGCGGAGGACGCCTGATGTTGATCGTGGCGCCGGGCTTGTAGCCGGCAGCAGAGGCTGATTGGAAGGTGTCTTCCCAGTCGCGGTTACAAGCCGCACCGAAAGTCACCATGTTTTCGAGCACGGCGAGGCTTTCCTCAGCGACGATGCTCGAAGTAACGAGAGTGTTTGCCATTGTGTTATTCCAAAGTGATTATCGTTTGCGCGCCCACCAGGCGCCCTGTTTTGCACGTGCAGCCCGGTATGCCTCGGTGCTCATCTCGTCCGATATTCCGATGGGTGCGGACGACGATGCGCTGACCGGCTTGATCGGTGCGGGCGCTTTGCTGATTTTTGCTGCTGCTACGGGCAGCCCCGGGAGCGATGCTTCAATCCTGCCGATTGCTCTGGCGGCAGCGATGGGCGACATGGCATTGATTGCCTCTGCTTTGTCGGGATGTTGCGCGAGGTAATAGGCCACCTCCGGGCCACGATCGCTTTCGAGGATCGTATCCGTGATATGCGGTGCGATGACGACCTCTGACAGACCAACAACCTCGTCATAGTCCGGGATCGCCTGACGCACGGCCGTCTGAGCCTTCGCCCAGGATTCCGTGCGCTGCTTGTTCTGTGCCGCTTGCGCTGCGGCTTGCGTTTTCTTCTCGGCTTCGCTCAGCGCTGCTCTTACCGCTTCGCCGGCACGCCATTCGGCGACGGCTTCCACATAGCTGTCATAATCTTTGAACTGATCCAGCGCAGGCTTTCCGGCTGGAGCAGCGACTGGATCCGGCATTTTGGCGGCGCGGAATTCCGCCAGTTGCCGCTCTGCCTCGGCTGCGCGCCGCTCGGCTTCGTGTCGCGCCCAAGTGATTTCCTGGATACGCTCGCTGGCGCTTTTCTTCTTGCGCACAACCTCACGCTCTGCCTCTTGCTGCTGATCGGCTTCCTGCTGCTCAACAGCCGGCTCTTGCGCATCAACTACTGGCGCTTCCGATTCGGCTGGCGCAGCGGTTTCGACTGCTGCCGGTGTGTCGTCAAAAATGATGTCTTCCACTTACTGCTCCATTTGCGGCACAAGGCCGGGATCTTTCTGGCCAGTGGCCATTGCAGCGCCTGCTAGCGCCGGTGGTGGCTGCATCTGCTGCGTGAGCATCGCAATCCACCCTTTCAGTTCTTCCACGTCCTGGCGTGACGTGGCATTGATGCGCGCGACATTCTCAGCGCTTGCCGCCTTGATGCGTTCTTTCTCGATGCCCTGCGACGCCTCTTGCAGCGCTGCCTCAAGCTCTTGGATGTGGCTTTGCGCCTGCTGCATGATCTGCATCACTTCTGGAGGGATTTGTTGCTGCTCGGGCTTGTCCTCGTCTTCCAACAGTTCAGGCGGGATGGTTTTGGCGATGCGCTCGGCGATCTCTTCGGCGCCTGGCCAGTCCATCGCGCGCACAACCTTGTCGCCGGCAATATCCATCAGTTTCGGCCAGCTTTGTCCAAACGAAACCATAGCCTCGGACGCCTCTTGCCTGAGCGTCGAGAAGCTCGGCGCGCAAGCCACCTACGCCCTCCGCTCGACGATGCGGAAGAAGCAGATCCGGCTGAAGGTGGTCAAGAACAGCCTGGCCCGCAAAGTGTTCAAGGAAATGAACCTGCAGATCCCCGACGACTCGCCGGTCTGGCAGAAGCCGTCGCTGGTCGCCTGGGGCGGCAGCAGCATCAAGGATCTCAG